CTGACGTTCAGTGAGGTGACTCACCGGCTTTTCAGATTTATTTGCCCCTTTTGGAGGTGGTCGTGGATAACGGCCGCATGAGAAGCACCGAAAGAGACTGCCATGTTTTGGCATGCTTTCTTGGTGTGTTTGCGACCGGGGTTGAGGACGATTATGCTCCGCCCTTAATTGGGCAAGCCTGGAGGGATCCGGCGGCGGATAAAGACGCCGCTAGGAAGTCTACCAGGGACAGTCTATGGGATTGCTGCGATATCGGCAGTGTTCCAGAATGGTTGCGCGTGGCTGAACAACGCCAAACCTATGGGTCTAGCTCGCGTCGCCCACCGTATGCCGTTCCGGCTACGATTGGCGATTCCTTGCATGACCAGGTTAGTAAGGTGCTTGTTCGTCATCCAGTTCGCCTTAATCATAAGGCGGCTGATCGCGCTGACAAGTTGCTTAATAGGTTGTTCTGTTCCGTAAAAGGCGGTAAGTTAGTACCAGTTGATCTTAAAACCGCTGCCGCCTCGTTTTCTGGACGTACTAGTTTGGGCTACCCACGGTTCGTCTCGGATAAACTAAGGTTATCTGAGTACTTTGAGGAATCATGGTGCTTAGGTGAATCTGGTTTCCCTTTGGAAAGTGCATTGAACTACCCAGGCGTAATAGGCGCTCGTAGTGTTCCAAGGGGACCTTATCAGTATTCGAAGACGAGATTTATTACGCAATGGAGCCGAGTGTTGGGGAATTGGGAGAAAACTCTCTTTATCCCCCTCTTCGACCGCCTATCCCAGCACGCTTCTTTTTGTGCTTGGCTCGGTCAAAAGGGAACTGATATCACAGTGACGGACTTCTTGCGGCGATCCAGGGGCCCTGTATTGTCATTAGACTTTACAGGTTTCGATGCGTCAGTCCCCTTTGAGGTTTTGAACCGAGTGTTCACTGTCCTCAAATCGTGGTTCGTGGGTTCAGCTGCTCCTCTGGTGGACTTCGTGCATGCGGGGTTCTTGGGGAGTGGACTCTTCGTTCCCGGTCGCTATATTGATGGCGCCGAGCGTATGAGAGGGGTCCCATCAGGTTCGGTGCTCACCAACCTGATTGATTCTTTGGTCAACCTTTGGGTGATGGAATATACGGCATGCCTTAATAAAGGTGGCGTGCGCTCTGCTCTTGTACAGGGCGATGATGGAGTGTATACCTTTTGTGGTATTGCTAACATCCCATCACTGGCGGGGACCTTGGAGTCAGAACTTGGTATGGTTATGAAAATGGAACCGCATAAGAACCTGATCTCGGACTCAGAGGTGATGTTCCTTCAAAATCATCATCGAAGGGATTACGTAGTTCATGGTTTAAATGTTGGAGTTCGTCCGGTTATGCGCGCATTAATTGGGATGATGTCCCATGAACGCGCGCCCATGCAAAAGACCGGTTGGGATAAGAAGTACAACACCTATAGGACCCTTCAACAAGCTAACAACTGTGCGAACCATCCCAGGTTCGAAGAGTTGTGTGTTTGGCTTTGGGGTCGTGACGCTTACATTAAAGAGGCTCTTGAGAAGATCGTGAGATCGGATCCGGAGGTAAGCGCCGCCAACGCATTACTGGATGTCGGTAACGGTGAGCGTGGAAAGCTCCCCGTTCGAGAGCTACTATGGAGTCCAGTCGTTCAACGCCTCTTAGCAATCGCCGGCTATTAAGCTGGTTTCGACTGATGTGGGCATAGCTAGGCCCTACTAAGGGCTTAGTAGTGGTTTGCTTTCTGGAGTCTCTTATGGCAAGACGATCTGCGAATGCAAGAAGGCGTGCTAATCAGCGCGCTATGACTAGGACTGGTGGCAGAGTGACGGATTGGGTGTGTTCTTCAGCCTCCGTCGATGCCTCCGGGACAGAGCTTACGGCTGGGTCTTCTGGGTCTTTCCCTTCGTGGAACGGTATTGGCAACCTGCCGCTTGCGAGCGGCGGTGGCATCGTTATCACGAATCAAATTGTTAAGATTCAACCCACGCCTATGGCGTCTACGCCGAGTATCGGTCGACTACGTTTGGATGAGATTCGTGGTCGAATTTACTTTACGACCCCGGCGTCGGGTGCAGCTTCTTCAGGCTTTCAAGTAGCCGTTGGTATTTATGTTGCCCATCTCAACGTCACTACCACGAAGTGGGAGGTTCGGAACCCATTGAACCTTACGGATGTCGGTCGTGATGACTATCTTTACCTTCAAGGTAAGGAGTGTGTCATGACTGGCTTTACGACGCCTTCTGTCGTTCCGGCAGAAATGCCCTACTTCGAGCTGAGCATCCCGAATCCTATCATTATTGGTGGAGGACAAGCAGTTAACGTTACTGTTGCTGTTTCGTCTTATCAATCCACCAGTATCGAGATTAACGCGTTCTTCCGCGCTCGCATTGGCCCGGTTGCTTAAACCTTTGTCTTCTTTGGAGATTTCCATGAGAGCCAAACGAGGTTATACTCCGAGGGAGGTTAGTGGCTACAGGGATTACTCTTTAACTAATTCTTGGGCTCCCTGTGGCGCAATTCAGGTAGGAGTAGGTGTAGGTTTGCCTACTACCGTTGCAGCGTGTTGGGGACCGGCTGGGATTCAAAGTATCCCACCCGGTAGCGCTATCAGTTATATATTGTATAGTATACCGGTTAGCGCTGGACCTCCCAATCATTACCAGGTAAATATGGTGGATGCCTTCTTTCTAGACGCCACCATTATACCGGCGTGGGATTTACCAATTTCCTTGTCGGTACCCTCCACTGTCGACTCAGTAGCCTTGTCGGGTACTGATAGCTTTGGAGTTTCTATACCTGGTGGGTTGCCCATTAGTGGGCCCTATACCTTTACAGGTACAGGGGGAGTGGTCTCTTTGACGGGTCCGAGTGGTACCACTTCTTTAACGGGAACTGGCACTAACTCTGAATCCGGTACTATCACTAACCCAGCTTCTACTGTTACGGGGACGTTAAGCCTTCCTTCTAACGCTAGGTCTACAGCTGGTGTTGGTGTTTCATTGTACCAAACTACGTGGGATTCTACGAATTTGAGGTGGGTTGATTATGATTTCCTCGACCCATCCTCGACTTCGTTGGACCTTTTCTTGGACTATGTCATGGACTCGTATTACACGCCGTTCATGTCAGGTTCATATACATCACGCGGTTGGAGTGTGTCGTTACCTCCGATTACGAGCGGCTCCCCATCCCCTATTATTTTGGGGGCTGGGAATGCTTTACTCGCTACTGTCACTAATATGAG